ACGCAAATTTTTAATATGTTGGATTAACATTTTTCCAGTCGGCAAATCAGCCATTTCATTTAACACATCGTCGGTGGCTTCATTTACAAAGACCGGATTTAACACCGCCCAACCACCAAGAATAACATGTTCTTGGCGATACAGGTTAACCAATCTTTGTGCAATTAAATTTGCTTTTGGTTTCATGTTCTCTCTCCGTTAAATTTTTTATTCGGCCAAGATTAAAATAACCTTGTGCATTGTTTGTGCGGTAATTTTTTCTTGGGGATCAACAACCGTACCATACAATTTGCCTTTGGAATCACTGTGAACAACGGCGATGTTTGCATTTACCGTCGCATCAGGTGATAAATCCGCAAAATCTGCATCCACGAATAATGCCAAATCGCCGGCCTTTGGTGATTGTGCCGCATCAACGAATACATAAGATTTTTCAGGAATAAATCCGCCACTGCGTTTAGAATTTGGAATAACCGCATAAATTGATTTGCGACCTTCCAACGATGCCGGCGCAACAATCATAATTTTATCATTTTTCTTGAAAGAAATAGAACGCCCCATTGGTGATCCAAACACAGGAACCAATTTTCTGCGCGCACTGTCATATAATTTTGCACCATACAAACCGTCGTGCATATCAATCCCAGATACCGGACTATCAGGAATCAACACAGATTTCACACGTTCTTTGACCTTGTTAATTTGTTTGGTTAATTCGCCAGATTTATAAAGTTGTGCGATTTTGTCGAACATTTCATTCGCAGACAATGCAAAAGATTTCGCCAAAGGTTCCACTTCGTTTTTATAAATTTCACGTTGGCCAATTTCGATTTTATGATACACAGACAAAGTCATACCCGCATCTTTGGCCGCCTGGGCAATAGTTTTGCCTTTTAATTGACGGATTTTGCGTAATCCAGATCCAAAAACCTTTAAACCACCATGTTCGTTATCATTCAAACGGCGTTTGATTTCTGTTTGCCATTTATCAGCAACCGCGTCAGATTCTTTGATGAAAATATCGGACAATTTGCACCCCAAAATATTGCATATATTCAGCAATTGTTTTTGGTTCAAACGGCGAACACCTTTTTCGATTTTTGACACCGCGGACAGGCTGAGCCCAGTTTTGCGTGCCAACTCGGTCATCTTCATGCCGTTATTCAAACGAATGGTTCTTATATTATTAGGAAAAATGATTTCTTCTTGTGCCATGTTTTTGGACTCCTTGAATACTTGACAAAAGTGTAGTCAATTAAAAAAAATTTGGCAAGTAAAATCTGCATAAAAACATTATAATGCAATATCATCAGGAATTGCAGATACATCAACACCCATATTTTCATCACCGGGGACATGCGTCGGTGCATCTGGCAATGGCGCATTACCGCCGAAATCACCAGGTAACGGTGCCGCCGCACCACGTGCCGCCATTTCATCTAAATTATCGAACAAACAATAATCGCCCAAGAACGCCAAATGCACAGTTTCCGGACGTCCATGACGGTTTTTGCCGATAATCACATCGGCCTTGCCACGTGCACGCTCCAACCGCTTTTGCCATGTTTCGACACTGTTTTGTGATGTGGTATTAGAAATTCTTTGCGATGGATCACGATTATCCAAATAGTATTCTTCACGATACGTGAACATAACCAAGTCAGCATCTTGTTCAATAGATCCAGATTCACGCAAATCTGCCAACTGTGGACGTTTATCATCACGCATTTCGACACTACGTGACAACTGGGACAGGGCGATAACCGGCACATCTAACTCTTTGGCCAGCATTTTGAGGCCCCTTGTAATTTCGGACAACTCTTGCACGCGGTTTTCACTGCGTTTGCCGCCCGGTGACATCATCAACTGCAAATAGTCGATAACAATCAAGGCAATGCCACCATATTTACGCGCCAACCTGCGTGCGCGTGTACGTATCATAGGAACCGACATACCCGCGGTATCATCAATAATCAGCGGTGTTTGCGAAATCGCCTTGGAATATTGGGTCATTTTCAAAAATTCTTCATCGGTCAGTGAACCTTCGCGCATAGACGATGCCGGAATTTTTGTTTGTGATGACAAAACACGTGTCGCCAATTGGGGCGCCGACATTTCAAGCGAGAAAAACGCCACCGCACCTTTGTAATGTGTATTTGCACGACCGGTTAAAATAGCATTCGCGGCATTAAACGCAATATTCATTGCCAAAGTTGTCTTACCCATCGCAGGACGACCCGCAATAATAATCAAATCAGAATGATGCAAACCACTGATGGATTTATCTAATTCGGTCAATCCCGTTGTTAAACCCGATAATTTACCATCCGCTTGGTATGCAATTTGTGCCTCTTCCAATGCACTTTGCAATGCGGTACCAATTGTCGCAGGTTCATGTTCCGCAACCCCGGTTGATGCCATTTCGAACAACTTTTGTTCTGCGACCTCCAACTGGCGTGCCACAGGTTTGTCCAAATCTTCGATATACGCATCATCAATAATAGATTGCCCCAGTTCGATTAATTGCCGACGCAACGCATTTTCATAAACGATACGACCATATTGTTCGACATTAACGACGGTTGAACCGGCACTGGATAATTCCGTCAAATAATCAATACCGCCAACCGATTCTAATGTGCCTTGCTGTTGCAGATAATTTTTAATTGTAATGATGTCAAATTCCGCCGCCATTTCAAACTTTTGCATGGCCAAGCGGTAAATTTCCTGGTGCGCTGGATGTGAAAAATGTTCGGGTTTTAAAAAGTCCGCAACACGTTCCAACGCGCGATTATTCATCAGCACAGCCGCCAATACGGCCTGTTCGGCTTCCAAATTACTGGGCAAAGTTTTAGGGGTAAAGTCCATGTCAATTATAGTAAATAAAAATTTTCAATTTTCAACGCCTTTTTTGATTGGATTTCAAAAATTTTTTCTGCCGATATTAAATCGCGATGGAACGTCCGCATGGCCCGAAATGTTCCCAATTGAAAAAATAGACGAACTCCGTAAAACCGTTGGTGAACATCATTTTATGGCACAAATGATGCTGGAATTCACACCGTTGGAGCGGGTGCGATTGGATCCCGGCATGATTCAAATTTATGACGATGAATTTGATAAATTATCGGCGCAAATAGGTGAACATAAAATCACCGGTTGTGCTGTTTATTGGGATCCGTCATTGGGCCATAAAAATGGCGATGCCAGTGTTTGTGCATTAATATTTCGTGACGACAAAAATCATAACATTTTTTTACACGATATCAGGTATATGGTTGTTCCACCCGAACATCCACAACCATTAACATACCAATGCGACATGGTCTTGGGTTTCTTGGAACAATATAATTTGCGCAGATTATCGGTCGAAACAAACGGACTGGGCAATGCATTACCAGAAATATTAAACGACAAAATAATGTCGCGTGGCGGTGGCATATCAATCAACAAAGTAACCAATACTGGCAAAAAAGAAACACGCATTTTAAACACACTGGAACCATTACTGGGGGCGGCGCGTATGTTTGCGCACAATCGTATAACACGGACGCCATTTATGGCTGAAATGCTCGGCTGGTCACCGATTGGCGGCACTGGCCACGATGATGGATTGGATGCAGTATCGGGTGCAATAAACACGATTCCAATACCAATACACGCATATGGGCGCATACCAACAACATACACCGCAAACACAAATTTCAAAATATAACCAAAAGGATAAAAAATGAATATTCAAAATTTACAGAAAATGTATAACAAAGCATTAAACATTCGTGAACCATGGTTGCATCGCTGGGACGACGCGCGTCGCTATACAGTTCCAACCACCGACACAGAATGCGCGACATTGTTCGACGGCACTGCATCCGATGCAGTGGATAACTTGGCGGCATCAATTTACACATTATTAACACCGCCTGAATCATTGTGGATAAACCTGGTTCGTGAAACCGACGCGTCCCCAGATCCAGAAATCGCAACGGCGGCATTACGCGCGAATCTAAACGATTCAAATTTTTATACAACCGTGCACCAATGCTATTTGGATTTATGCATCTATGGCACCGCATGTTTGTTTATGGCTGAAAATCCAGTCGGCGCCGATTCCGCATTTTCGTTTACTGCAATCCCAGTCACCGATTTAGCCATTTTACCAAACGCAATTTTTCATACAACAACGGTCAGTGGCGCAGATGTGATGGCACGTTATCCAACATGGACACCAACCGCCGACTTGCATAAAAAAATTGAAAACGACCCAGACACCAAAATCAAAATGATTCAAAGTTTGGTTGGTAATGAATTTACAGCGTGGCTGGATGTGGGTGGCGATATTGAAAACAACATTGTTGCAACCGGTACATTTGACACGAATCCATATTTAATCTTTCGTTGGTCGTTGTGCAGTGGTGAATTATACGGCCGCAGCCCCATATTGCGCGCATTACCCGACATCAAAACCGCAAACAAAGTCGTAGAATTGGTTTTGAAAAACGCAACCATCGCCGTCAGTGGCATATGGCAGGCCGACGACGACGGTGTAATAAATTTGCAAAATATAAACCTAACCCCTGGCGCAATAATTCCAAAAGCAGTAGGCAGTTCGGGTTTAACCCCATTACACAGTGGCGCGGACTTTGATGTATCGCAATTAATATTAAACGATTTGCGCGACCGCATCCGCCATACTTTATTGGCGGACAGATTGGGATTATTATCTGACCGCGAAATGACCGCGACCGAGGTTCTGGCCCGCAACGCCGATATGATGCGCGTGCTGGGGGCGACATACGGCCGTCTGTTGCATGAATTAATCAGGCCACTTTGCGAACGCGGATTACAAATTTTATCGCGTCGCGGAACAATCGAACCAATATCGCTGCACAGTGATGCAGAATTAAAATACCTGGCACCAATTGCAATCGCAACAAACGACGCAACGATTTAACCAAAGGAATAAAAAATGGTCGAAATTGAAAAACAATACGCGCGCACATTTGGAACCCCATCGGGCAGGGCGGTCTTGGAACACATGCGTAAAATCACAATCGAACGCACATTGGGACCAAACGCCACCGATGCGGAACTCCGGTGGGCCGAAGCCAACCGTACATTTGTACATCAAATTGAACAAATGATTGCGCGCGGAAAAAATGGGGAATAAAAAATGCCACAGAAAACAAACTTTACAAATATATTGGAAATGTTACGCAACAGTTGGTTCTTGCTGGCCTTTGCATTCGGCGTAGTATATTGGGTTGCACGCCAAGATTCGTCACTAAACGAATTAGAACGCGCCGACAGTCGTATCACAGCATTGGAAAATCGCACAACAATATTGGAAACGGGGCTGGGGCAATTGCAATTAAAAATCGACGGAATCAAAGAAGACATCACGTTAATCAAATCCGCTGTTATAAAATAAAAAGTTCCCCTCTATGGAGGGGTGGCTGAAAGCCGGGGTGGTAGTTCTCCTCCCTTGGAGGAGTACGGCCACAGGCCGGGAGGTGGTTATTCCCCTCCAAGAACCCAATGGGTTCTGAATCGGAGGGGGTGGACCTTGCTGTAACGAAGTGAAAGCGGGTGGGGAGGGTGGTTATAGGCAAACATCCAATGCCAAACCGACGCCACGAAGCCTTGGCGGAGTGGTGTCATCCTGAGCGAAGTCGAAAGCCCGGCACTGCATCGCAGGGCCGCGGCGTGGATCCAGGTTTGGCATTATACAAAAGCCAAAGGCTTTTGTCATTGCGAGCGCCGCGAGTCCAACTTGCGTGCAACGCAAGACCGGACGAGCAAGACGTGGCAATCCAGTAAATGAAAAAAAGTCCAGCCTGCGGCTGGTGCTTTATTGACCTGGATCCTCACGTCTCGTAAAACTGCAACACTATCGTTAGTTGCAGATTTTACTCGCTCAGGATGACACCTGACGGTGTCGGTTTGGCATCATTTGCACTTTGCACTTTGCCTGTCCCACGAAGTTTTAACGAAGTGGGAAACTTTGCACTTTGAAAAAAATCCGCGTTTCGCGGATTTTTTTGCTACTG